TTTACAGTTAGGAGGAAAATCCTTCATTATTGGTTCCCAATAATATTTAAAATTATCAGCTTGATTACCAATAAAATGGAATTGAATTGGATAATCCTGCATTTGTTTTGCGTATTCAACAACTTCGGCTTGATTTTTTCTAGAGGTAAACAAACCTACATTAATAACATGTTTTTTATTAGGATCTAATCCTAACTCAGCTAATAATTCTTCTCTAGATTTTGTTTTTGTTTTGTATTCAATTGGGTATTCTACTAATTCACAAGGTATATTCAATGGTTTATATGCTTCAACTTGATATTGACTAACCATTGCAAAGTGATCAGGAAAGTGTTTTTTATTTGATATATCAAAACTAGAATCATGAGAAGTTTCAACTATCTTATATTTTCTATTTGAATTATATAACTTTACAGCTAAATCATATGGCATAAACATTTCAGGAATTTCCTGGAGGTGAATAACATCTGGGTTTATTTTTTCAATATGTTCAAATAGTTTTTCTCTGGGTTCTCCTAGGGTAATTAGTCTGTTTCCCAATAAGTTGACGACTCTATTACGTTGAACTACTAAAACACCCCCTGTAATGTTATCCCATTCAATACACCATACTTCACAACTTTCATTTAAAACCTCCATTTGTTTGTAAAGGTATTGAGGCATTCCTCCTGTAGATAGGTGAGGAGCAATAAAAAGTATTTTCATAACTTATAAAACTAATTTATTTATATTTCATTATTAATAGGAGCGGCTTTATATTGTCTTTCTGTTGGATCAGCTGATTGTAATTCAGCTGCTTTATCTATTGCCTCTTGTTCAGTAGGGTAGATATATTCTGGGTCATTTGGGTTTAATTTGGCAACCCAAATTTGATCGTTTCCAGGGATAAATTGCATTAATACTATATACATTATTGTTTATTTATACTGTTATAAATATCATTTATATTAAACATTTCATTTGCATCTATATAAGGACATTCATGTAATATACCATCTAAATTATAATCAAACATATATGAATCGATTAATTTAAGACCACCTTGTTTTGGTGGATTTGCTACAATATTGTTATGGATATCATATCCAAACACAACAGGTGATGTACCAACCCATAACACAGTTGATGGAAGTTTAAAAGCAGCCGCGGCATGTTGCATGCAAGAATCAATTAATACACGTTTTTTAGCGTTTACCATCATAGCAAACAATTCCATATTCGTCATTGCTTTATCTATTACTTCAACACCATCTAATTTTTGTGAATCAGGTCTAGTAATTTGAAATATATGGTAATCTTTTTTATACTTATCTACTATTTGTTGAGAATAATCATACGGCATATCTCTAGCCCAAGAATAACCATATTTTTGACCAGTTAATGGACCACCATTAGTTTGTAATATCATTGTTGGTTTATCTCTTAACCACAAACCAGTAGTCATTTTTTGAGCCATATTGACAAATATCTGTGGTTGTTGTCCCGTATAAGGTATATTTAAAATATCACACCAATTGTTTATCAGGTGTTTTCTGCGCAGAATATGGTCAGTTTGGTTATATGGTTCTTGTTTAAAGAAAAGCGTATCTTTATCTTTTATATAATCATCATAAAAGTAGGATTTATTTCCTGAGAAATAAACTCTATCAATAAATGGATTATTTAGAAAACATTCTGGATGAGATACAACCATAATTAATTTTCTATCGGGGTATGTTTCTTTTATTGTTTGGCATAGTGCTGTTGCAGCAATATTTTTTCCTAATCCTCCATCAATATGCCAAACTAAATATTTTTCTGTTTTTGGTGTTTCCGGTACAGAAATAATATTACCTTTTTTCTTCGCTTGGTAAGTGTATCCTTCCATTATCCTACTTTATTAAATAATAATTCAGTTAAACTATGTTCATCACCAATTTTACCTTTTGGTAAAACATTAAATGCTAAACTTTTCCTTGTTAATTTACTTTTATTTACAGGAACAGAGTGAAATACATAAGAGGGAAATAACAATAATAATCCTGGAGTGTAATTAACTGAAAATGAATCCCAAGCGTATTGTGATTTTCTTCTATCTGATTGATATTTAGGTGCTAGGTAAGAAACATTTGTTCCTACAATTGGTTTATGAAATGAAATTGCAGGAATATCTTCATCTTCCTCACCATAATAAAATACACCTGAAATTAGGCTATTAGGGTGAGTATGCATTGTGTGGTGTTGGCCTGGGGATTTGTGTGAGATCCATGATTGTGAGAATGCATATTCATCGTATGCATACATCAATATTTCTTTTGCAAAATGGAGTAAGGATTGCATTATAAAATCAGCTAATGGTTTGCATTCTTTATGTTCTAGAATATAAGTATCTTTTGAATGAAAACCATATTCGCTTGCTTTACCTCCATCAATTAACTCACAGCTATCTAGATGTTTAATTGTTTTATCTAAATCACCATCAGTATAGACTGCTGTAAACAGAGGTGATGGAAATAGAGGTAATACTTCAATTGTTTCTTTATTTAGCATAACGTCCAAATATTATTTCACTAATAGTTTCTTGATCACCTAATGTACCTTTAGTTAATGCATTAATACCTAATGCTTTTCTTACTCTATTAGTATTATTAGGAGGAACACCGTGCATCAAATGCGAAGGAAATATAATAAGATTATTCTGCTTAGGTTGAAAGTATATTTCTTCTTGTGAATAAAGATGATCTTGATAATCAGCACATATTGAAGGTTCTAAATAGGAACGATGATATGATCTTACCTCTTTACTAAAACATATTGCTGAGTCTCCTTCTTGTACGTCATAGTAAAATACACCTGCAATTAGTGTGTTTGGGTGAGTGTGTGCTTTGTGAAATTGCCCTGGCATTTTGTATGTTAGCCAGGATTGGGCAAACTGTAATTCATCATATGCATATCTCATAATGCCAGTAGCAAATTGATTGAAATGATACATTACAAAATCTGCTAATGGTTTACAAACAGGATTATCAATTATATAACTATTTTTAGAGATCATTCCATAGCCACTACCGTGTGCTTCATTCATTTCACAACTATCAAGGTATTTTACTATTTCAGTTGTGTCACCGTCATATGTTGTAACATATAATGGTGTAGGAAATAAACTAAAAACATGCACATTATCCTTATTCATATTTAAGCATTTAAAGGAACAAAATTAAAAGCTACAGATATTCTTTCTTTATGACTTTCATTACGTTCAACATGGTGTTTAACCCAACTGGGAAATAAATAGAATGTGGATGTTTTAGCTTGTTTGCTACAATTAAGAGCATTTGCCATTGTTTGCTCATTAATGTCTTTTAAAAAGAACTCAGCATTATCTCCTCTATGCAATACTAAATCACCCATATTTTCATCAGGTACATCTACATAATATACTCCGGACAGTACACTTTTTTGGTGGTCATGGAGTAAATTATAGTCATGATGACCATTAATATTAATCCATAAATTACCAAATTTTAATTGTGTACCTGTATAACGATAGCAAACATCATTTACAAACACAGTCATATCATCTATTAGTGTTTGGAGTGAATCGGGTACGGGAAAAAGTAATTCGTTGCTGTGCCACCCTCCTCTATTAGAGATAGTAGCACCAGGTTTCTTTTCACGTACTTTTAAACAGTATTGTTTAATTTCATCGTTATCAATTCCAGAAACAGGACATTCCCACACTGGTGTTGCAAACCATAATTGTTCAAAAACCTTAAATTCCATAACTATTATTTATTATCTAAAGGGACGACCCCCTGTCCAAAAAACCAAACATTTTCTTGTTCCTTTTGTTATTGGTTTTACTCTATGCATACAGAAAGCAGGAAAAATAATTACATCACCTTTCTCTCTTGGTACAGTAACAAAACCATCTTTACCACCCATCCAAATTTCAAATTCACCACCTTCATAATCAGTTGAATCTGATAATTGAACTGTCATTGCTAGTTTTCTTTTATTAACACCATATGCTCCAACATCCATATGCCAATCAAGATGACCTCCGTCTTCAGGATAAATAACATAGTGAATTGGATCAGTTACAACATCAATATCAAAATGAAATAAAGCATCGTTTGCTTGTAGTGCTAAAGGAAATAATAATTCATATAACCATTGAGAATGATTTGCTGGGGTGATGTAGGCAATATCTCTATTGTTTGTTCTGTAAGCATCTGTATCTGTACCTAATTCAGCAACACCTGTTCTGCCTTTAGAGAATTTGTAATTAGCATAAACCATATCCTCTAATTCTTTGATCATTTGATCATTGAATACATTTTTAAAATAATAAAAATCATTCCAATTAGAAGTTGGTTTGAAATCGTTGTATGGTTTTAAAGGAAACATAACTTACTTTTTATAATGGGTATACCACCCTGTAAAAATATATTTTGTTTGTGTTGGTGAAGGAATTCCTCGGTGGGTATGAGTCCAATCAGTAGGCCAAATTAATAATTTGCCTTGTTCTGGTTGCTCGACATGATTTTGGTAATAGAATTGAGTTCCACCTCCATCATTTACTGTATTAAGATAAACCATCCAAACAAGCACTCTTGCCGAAGCAGGAATGCCTGCTCTTTCACAGTGCCACCCATAAAATGCTTCCCCAGGCTCATAGCGTTGCATATTAAATAAGGTATCTAATCTAAAGTCATCCATTTTTTGGAATGCTTGCTCGTGTCTAAAAATATACTTTGATATATTTTCTTCAACAACATCAACTAGATATCTTAAAGGTTTTCCCCAATCTGGGTGTTGTAGAAAGGTTGGATCAAAAGAAATATCCATTGATTTCTTCACATCGTGCTTTTGTACAACTTCTTCATTGTACCTAAAAGCACCAGGTTGCTTTAATGGAGATTGCTCAAATAATTCTATAACCTCTTCACAAAACCCAGGATCTAAAGCCTTAGGGTTTGAATATATAAATTGCATTACTGCTTATTTTGTAACTGTTTTTGTGCCATAACTGCTTCGTGAGTTAAAGCATTTTGTTGTTTCAAACGCTCCATTGTTTGAAGCTGTCCCATTACATTTGCTACTTCGGTTGGGTCTGAGTGTTCATTTAATGCGCTTGCTCTGTAGGCTAATCTATGGTGTAAGCTAACGGCTTGATGTGTATTTACTTCTTTTGTATCAAATGACCCATCATCCAATTCTGTTTTTAATTTAGACCAAGTTTGAATTTCACGAACACGATCGTGAGCTACTTGTTCCATACAAGCTTTATTATATAGATTTTGATCTAAATCAATTTGAAGTGACATAATCTCCAATTGATCAGCAGCTTCTTCAGCTTCTTTCATTTTTTTCTCTAATTTAAGGCGTTCAACAGTTGAACGTCTCATATCAAATGAAAGATTCATTAATGCATCAAAGTGAGCTGACATTTCTCTAACTGATTGCCAGTACTTAGCTGCTACTGTTGGAAATTTACCATCGTTAAGAACTGAAACACGCATTTCGGTTTCTGTTCTAAAGATTTGTTTCTTATTCCAGTTGTCAGCTAATTCTTCTTTTAATTGAAGAATTTGTTGTGCATCATTTGGTTTAAGGATAGCAAGGATGTTCTTTAAATCTTCTGTAACTTGTATTTGGTTGTTTTCTGTGTTTTCAGACATAACAGATTTATTTTTATAACTAAATATACGAAACTAAATTTGTACTTCCAAATTAAGGAAGTACAATTGGTTGAGGATAAGGCATTCCAGATTCAGCAGTCCAATCTGCTTGTGCTTGTGCAACAACAGCATCAACAGCAGCTTGTGCTTCTGCTTGTGTTTTTTCAATAGCACTAACACGTGTTGCCCAAGTTGTGTTTTCAGTTACCCAAATATCGGCAGGATATCCCGCAACGTGAGCTAATTCGTTATCTTCATGGGTAATGAATCCTTTACCCCAATTAGTAGCTTGATAATAATAAGGCATATTGTATTATTTACAATAAATATTAATCTAATAAAATAAAATATGTTCTGCCTCTAGCAGCAGCTGCTGATTCATAGAATGTCCAAAATATTGATGCTTGAGAAGAAGCAGCACCCAATGTTGGGTTAGAAAAGTATGAAGCAGTAGTTAAAATTCTAAATTCACCTCTTACACTTTGGTTAGTAATTACAGCGCCACCCGTAGTACCATCAGCAGATATTGTTGTATAGTTAGCTGTTGGTGTAAAAGTAGTAGTGTTTGTATTCTCAAATGCAACCCCTCTTATAAATAAATAGTTACCACTACCACTAGTTAAGTTGGCTAAGTTTATACGAAGAGGTTGGGAAGTACCACCAGCTGCAGAAGATGTTACAGAACCTGTATAAGCGATGGCCCGCTGATCTGTAACAAATCTCCATCCAGTTGCTGCTTTGGCAGTAATAGATGCTGTAAAAGAAGCTGTGATTGCTGTGCCTGCAGGTATATCGTATGAAGCTGTTAAATAAAATAAAGCTAATGTTGAACCTGCACCTGCAGCATCGTTTGATGAACGTTCTGATATTTTTGACCATGTATTTCCTATTCCTGCAGCATCAACTGAACCGTTTGAATTAAGTTTGATGATACGATTTGGTTGTGGGGAGAATGAAGCAGAGTATGTTGTAAAACCACCTACTGCTATGATATCATCATCGGAGTGGATGTAATAATCTTCTACGTCTACTGCTGCGCCGAAGCCAGAACCTATGTTGAATGTAGTGTCTCTTGATCCACTTAATGATAAACGAACAGAACCACTAAATGTTGAACCAGAGAATTGAGTAAATGTACCTCCAATTAAAAGAGTATCTTCAGATGAGAAATATTCTTCAGTGCAAGAAACAATGGTTGGAGTACCTCCTCCAAAAGCTAAACCTGCATCTTGAGTGCCAGCTCCTGCTAATTGAATTCTACCAGTAATTAAAGCACCACCTGCTGTCCAAGTAGACCCATCATATTCTTCTGTACAACTTAGACTAGGAGATATAGCATCTCCTCCTCCTACAGCTAAAGCGGCGTTTTGTGTACCTGCCCCTGCTAAACTATTTCTAGCAGTAATTAAAGTACCACCTGTTGCCCATGAAGTACCATCATATTCTTCGGTACATGATACTGCAACTGAAACAAATCCACCAAAAGCAACAGCAGCATTTTGGGTGCCATCACCATTTAAATATTGTCTAGCAACTATTAAGTTCCCTCCGGCTGTCCAGGTAGAACCATCATATTCTTCTGTGTTATTTATGCATGCAGGAGCCGGTGCCCCAATACCTCCACCCATAACTAAAGCAGCATTTTGGATTCCTGCACGACCCATAAGCGCTCTAGCAGTAGCCATAGTTCCACCTGAGGCCCAAGTAGATCCATTATATTCTTCACTAATTCCTGTAGCTGTATTAGGTCCAACAAGAAGTCCACCAGCTACTAGAGCAGCATTTTGAGTACCCATACCTACTAACCAATATCTTGAGGTAATTAAATTACCTCCTGAAGACCAGGTAGACCCATTATATTCTTCTGCAAGATTACCAGCTGGAACACCTGGACCTCCACCAGCTGTTAAAGCAGCATCTTGGGTTCCGGTGCCGGCAGCAACTTCTCTAGCAGTAATTAAAGCGCCTCCTGCCGTCCAAACATCAACACCACTAGAAGGATAATTCACAACAACACTCCCAGTGTTATTCAATCCAGCACCAATAGAAGCAGAAAATGCAGTATCTAATGTTCCATCAGTATTAATTTTTACTATACGGTTTATATTTGAACCGGAGTATGCTGTAAACGCTCCTACAGCAACGATGCTGTTGTCTGGTAGAACAGCGATGCTGTTGGCGGCTGCGTTGAAGCCTGCGCTACCTATGTTGAATGATGATGTTGAGATGAGGTCACCGGTAAGTGCATTGAGGAGAGCAATACGGTTACGTGTTGAGCCTGAGACTGAGGTGAAATTGCCTACTGCAAATAAGGAGGGGCTGTTATATTCTTCAGTACAAGTAAGAACCCCAGAAAATCCCCCACCAACTGCTAATGCTGTGTTTTGAGTGCCTACACCTGCTAGACTAAATCTATAAGTAATTAAATTATTACCATTCACCCAAGAAGTACCATCATATCTTTCTGTAGAAAATTGTGTAATTGGTGTTTGAGATGATCCTCCAAATGCAAGAGCTGCATTTTGAGTACCTGCTCCTCCTAAATCAGTTCTAGCACAAGCCATAGTACCACCGGCTATCCAAGAGGTACCATTATATTCTTCTGTGCATGATAAACGAATTGTTGGACCCACCTGTGAAAATCCTCCAAATGCTAAGGCTTCATTTTGAGTACCTACACCTCCTAAATACCCCATAGCAGTAATTAAATTACCACCTGTTGTCCAAATAGACCCATTATATTCTTCTACACTAGACCCAGCAGGTGTAAATCCACCAATAGCTAATCCTGCATTTTGGGTGCCTGCTCCTGCTGAAGCAAATCTAGAAACAATTAAATTACCGCCTGCTGTCCAAGTAGAACCATCATATTCTTCTGTGCATGATACTGTTGTTGGTGTTTGTCCTCCAAAGGCTAGGCCTGCATTTTGAGTGCCGGCGCCTGCTAGATTATCTCTAGCATTAATTAAAGCACCACCTGCTGTCCATATAGAACCATTATATTCTTCAGTGCAGGATACTGCTACTGAGGGAAAACCTGTGCAATCTCCACCAAAAGCTAAAGCTTCATTTTGAGTGCCGGCGCCTGCTAGATTATCTCTAGCAGTTATTAGAGCTCCTCCTGCTATCCAAGCACCGCCATTATAAAATTGATAACATCTTACATCAACCGGACTAAAGCCATCGCCTATATTGAATGATGTATCTATAGCTCCACCTCCATCAATACGAGCACTACCACTGTAGGTAATACCGTTGTAGCTGGTGAAGGCGCCGCCGAAGATGAGTTTGTTTGTGTATGTTGTACCAGTAATAGTATATTCTTCGGTGCATGCTACTGTAACGGGAACTGGTGTTGCTCCACCAAAAGCTAAAGCAGCATTTTGGGTACCGGCTCCTGCTAATGAACTTCTAGCAGTAATTAAAGTACCTTTTGCTGTCCATGAAGTTCCGTTGTATTCTTCTGTGCATCTGAATGTTAAACTTATAGTACTTCCACCAAAAGCTAATGCTTCGTTTTGTGTCCCAGCACCTGCTAAGCCTGCTCTGGCAACGATTAGTGTTCCTCCGGCTGCCCAAGTAGATCCGTTATATTCTTCTGTGCATCCTATTCGGATTCCTAGTGTATCTATTCCTCCAAAGACTAAAGCTGCATCTTGAGTGTCGGCACCTACTAGGCCAGATCTAGCAGTAATTAAAGTACCTCCTACTGTCCATGAAGTACCGTTGTATTCTTCTGTGCATGCGGTATTGGTAGGAGATACAAATCCACCAATAGCTAAAGCGGCGTTTTGTGTACCTGCCCCTGCTAAACCATTTCTAGCAGTAATTAAAGTACCACCTGTTGCCCATGAAGTACCATCATATTCTTCTGTACAGGACAAACTTGTTGGATTATTTCCACCAAATGCTAATCCTGCATTTTGAGTACCGGTGCCTGCTAAGCTTGATCTGGCAACGATTAGTGTTCCTTCGGCTGCCCAAGTAGATCCATTATATTCTTCTGTACATGTTACATCTGCTGGGTTTGATCCTCCAAAAGCTAATGCTTCGTTTTGTGTCCCAGCACCTGCTAAGCCTGCTCTGGCAACGATTAGTGTTCCTCCGGCTGCCCAAGTGGCACCACCAACATATCCACCAGCAACATCTTGTACAATTATAGTACATACAGTATTATCAAAACCAGTACCTACATTAAATGATGGATCTTCAGTACCGTCTGGGTTAAGGCGAATAGCACCATTAGGTATAGTGCCTACTGCTATGATTTTGTCTGAGATGCAAGTGGATGTTGTTGTGGCTGTGTATTCTTCTGTGCATGCGGTATTGGTAGAAGATACAAATCCACCAATAGCTAAAGCTGCATTTTGAATACCAGCTCCAATATTAGCAGATCTAGCAGTGTTAAAAGTAACACTTATTGTTGACCAAGTAGTACCATTATATTCTTCTGTGCATGTAGCAGGGGCTGTGCCGCCAAAGGCTAAAGCTTCATTTTGAGTACCAGCTGCCGCTACAATTCTAGCAGTATTCAAAGCACCACCAGTTGACCAAGAAATACCATTATATTCTTCTGTACATGTTCTTGCGATTGGTGTTCCACCACCGATAGATAAGGCTGCATTTTGGGTTCCTGTACCTGTTGCAGAATTTCTAAATGAATTAATTATGCTACCACCAGTAGTCCAAGAAGTACCATTATATTCTTCTGAAAGTCCTGGTGAGCTAGCAAGAATACTTAATCCAGCATTTTGGGTGCCTGTTCCTGCTGCATCATATTTAGCAATAGTCATTGCTCCTCCAGCTGCCCAAGTAGATCCATTATATTCTTCCGTAATAGTTTGTTGTGTAACTGCTGGGAGTGTAGTAGTTCCTCCTGCAGCTAAGGCTGCATTTTGGCTGCCAGCTCCTCCTATATATGATCTAGCAGTAATTAAGTTACCTCCTGCAGACCATGCAGATCCATTATATTCTTCAGTTAGATTACAAACAACCGAGCTGAGATCGCCTCCAAAAATTAAAGCTGCATTTTGAGTACCAGCGGATGTAAGATCTGCTCTAACATTAATAAATGCTCCTCCTACACTCCACACTCCGCTTCCACTATAATAAGACCCAGTTACATTAGGTTGTATAGCTAATTTAAAAACGGAGCCATCAACTAATCTATAATTAGGAATAAAACTAGTATCTAAAGTTCCATCTGTATGTAAACGAACAATATTAGGAGCATCTTGTCCATTATAAGTAGTAAAAGCACCACCAACCAATATTTTACCATCTGATTGTGATACTATTGAATATGCTGTATTATTAAAGCCTGTACCCTGCTGAAAGTTATAGTTAATAGCGTTATCCCTTACACTAGTAACAAAGTTTGTTGCTGTACCTGCTGCTGAGTTATCTGCTGCAATAAACAATACTGCCAAATCACCAGACCGTATAGCTTGTGAAGAAGTAAATGCAAGCGTTGTACCTGCAATTTTATTGTTAGTTGCTGCAAAGGATCCTGAACTTACTATTGCCATAACTTGTTTATAATTATTTTATAAAATCAACTTGCACACCTATTTCTGTTAGAGAACCAGTAAAGTTTACTATATTAAAATATAATGTATCTCCTATATTAAAATTTGTATTTTGTAATGTTGAGCTTGATACCCAAGATCCAGTTATGTTAACGGAAAGGTTTGAAGCTAACAAAGTAGTTGCAGCAGTATTTTTAAATGCATTTACTACTAAACCAGATCCACTATCTCTAAATCCTGCTACTAAACTAGCTGTGCAGGTAAATGGAGCTCTCCATCCTACAAATGAGCCTGTATCGGATTGAGCAACAAGGCTATTATTAATTATGACAATTGATTTAGAGAAGCTAGTAAAACCAGCACTTATACCACTGGTACCACTACTTCCTGTTTGACCACTAGTGCCGCTTGAGCCTGATGTAATACCAGGAGCGGATGTGCCTGAGGTGCCACTTGAGCCTGTTTGACCGCTTGTACCGCTTGAGCCTGTTTGACCTGAGGTGCCGCTTGACCCTCGTGTGCCACTAGTGCCGCTTGATCCGCTTGTTCCGCTTGAACCATTTTGACCAGAAGTACCACTTGAGCCAGTTTGACCAGAAGTACCGCTTGAACCTGTTTGACCGCTTGTACCACTTGAACCGGTTTGACCTGAAGTACCGCTTGAACCTGTTTGACCACTTGTGCCGCTTGAGCCTGTTTGGCCTGAAGTGCCGCTTGAGCCAGTTTGACCGCTAGTACCACTACTGCCTGTTTGACCACTTGTGCCACTCGAGCCAGTTTGACCGGAGGTACCGCTTGAACCTGTTTGACCGGAGGTACCGCTTGAACCTGTTTGACCTGAGGTGCCGCTTGAGCCATTTTGGCCTGAAGTACCGCTTGAGCCGTTTTGGCCACTAGTACCACTTGAGCCTGTTTGACCAGAAGTGCCACTTGAACCGTTTTGGCCGCTAGTACCGCTAGAACCTGTTTGACCGCTTGTGCCGCTTGAGCCATTTTGGCCTGAGGTGCCGCTTGAACCATTTTGACCAGAAGTGCCACTTGAGCCTGTTTGACCACTAGTACCACTAGAGCCATTCTGACCTGAGGTGCCACTTGAGCCTGTTTGGCCGGAGGTGCCACTTGAGCCTGTTTGGCCGGAGGTGCCACTTGAGCCTGTTTGGCCGGAGGTGCCACTTGAGCCTGTTTGGCCGGAGGTGCCACTTGAGCCTGTTTGGCCGGAGGTGCCACTTGAACCGTTTTGGCCGCTAGTGCCGCTTGAACCGTTTTGGCCTGAGGTACCGCTAGAGCCTGTTTGGCCGCTTGTGCCGCTTGAACCATTCTGGCCTGAGGTGCCACTTGAGCCTGTTTGGCCGGAGGTGCCACTTGAACCGTTTTGGCCGCTAGTGCCGCTTGAACCTGTTTGGCCGCTTGTGCCACTTGAGCCTGTTTGACCTGAGGTGCCGCTTGACCCCCGTGTGCCACTAGTGCCGCTTGAACCGCTAGTACCACTTGAACCATTTTGGCCTGATGTGCCAGAAGAGCCTGCAGTACCACTAGTTCCACTAGTAGCAGCTGTATATGAAGTTCCGTTTATATTGAGAGAACCAGTTATGTTTACTGAGCCCGTAAATTGATGTGTGTTACTTGATAGGCTACCAAAGCGAGTAGATCCTGTTACAAAATCAATAGATGAAGTTATTGTTTGTACATTAAGTGTTTGAGCAGTAATTGTATTAGTTACAACTACACTACCTGTAACACTTAAATCGTTAAAACTACCCGAATCTGTATAAAATATTGGCATGATCTAATATAAATATTTAATTAGTTTCCCCATATGCTGTTGCTATCCAATATGTTGTTCCTGCTAATCCTACATTACTATTTGCATTTATAACAAAGCTACCAGATACTTTACTTTCTACAGTCCATGTTCTTGAATCTTCGCCTGTTATAACTACAGCATAGTTTGCATCAGCAAAAGCTGCAGCAAAAGTTATAGTTGATTTTCTAGGATTACCAGCAAAGGATCCTGCAGCTACTGATCCTGCTTTTGTTTTTAATCCAGAAACACCAGCATTTAAAGCATAAGAAGCAGTTGTTGCAAACGAAGCAGTACCTAATAATGAACCTGTAAAGTTAGTAGCAATTATTGAACTAGTTACATTCAAAATACCACCCGTAAAGCTCATACTTACAGATGCTGTTGCTGCATTAACTGTACCGTCTGATAATAGTATTCTTCCTGTAGCAGGACTATTAATTGTATTAAAACCAGTACCAGCAGTACCTGAGGAGCCACTTGTACCAGTAGAGCCTGATGTGCCACTAGAACCAGAAGTGCCAGATGAACCTGAAGTACCACTAGAGCCGCTTGTACCACTGGTGCCACTTGAGCCACTTGTGCCACTTGTGCCACTTGAGCCGTTTTGGCCTGAGGTCCCACTTGAGCCGCTTGTGCCAGACGATCCATTTTGACCACTAGTGCCACTAGATCCACTTGTACCACTTGAACCACTAGTACCTGATGAGCCAGATGTACCTGCTGTGCCTGAAGTACCAGTAGTTCCTGAAGTACCGCTTGTACCTGTAGTACCTGATGTGCCACTAGTTCCACTAGTTCCTGAAGTAGCAGCTGTATAGGAAGTTCCGTTTATTGTAAGAGAACCTGATATATCTAAGCTGCCGCTTACTATAAAATTATTTGAAAATGAAGATGTTGCAGCATAGGATGCAGATGCAGGAATACCATTTACCCACAAACCAGCATTATAAACTAATGCTTGTCCTGTTGAAGGAGAAGAAATAGTTACATCACCTAAATCATTTAAGTTTGTTACTGCAGCACCACCACCACCTGAGGATCCGGCTGTGTTTCTGAATAGGCCAGCTTGGATTATTTTATTATTTGCTGTATCAGATAAATCAGTTGTATCACCTTTAGCAATAATGTAACCAATAAACGGTAATGCTAATTGACTAGTTGGTGATTCAACAAATTCTTCTGTTGTAATACTTTGAAGTGCTGTTGAAAGATTGTCATAAACATTTTGACCATAATAGACATATGATAAATTATTAACAACACCCTGGAATACTCTTTGTATTGTCCATTGACTTGCACTTACTGTTTGAAGTGTACCAGATCCATTGTCGTATTTAGTAGGATCAATAACTGTATAAGGAACACCAGCATTAGTTGCAGCTCTATATCCCCCTGTTACTCCTGGATCTCTGTATACCCTAACTAAACTACCAGTAGCAATAGTAGTAGAATCATAAATTGAAGGTGAAGTTGGATTTTGACTATAAAAACCACCATAGCGATATGCTTGTCCAGAAGCAATACTAATTCTTAAACTGCTTGTTTGTGGAGTAATATCAAATCCACTTATTTTTAATGGACCAAATGCTCTAACAAACTGATTTGATTGTTCTGATTGGCCATATGTTGTTACACGAGCATCAGCAAATGAACTAATACTTGATGTTGTTAAATTAAATATATAACCTAATGGGAATTGTTCATTATATTGTTGAGGAGTAAATGGAGAAGTTTGTTGTATTAAACTACCATTTGAATCAATTAATAGATAAGTTACTTGAGATGAAGTTATATATTGAGCACTAGCTGTTATAGGGCCAAATTGAACATAGGTTGGATTTGTACTATTGTGTGAGCTGGTAATAGCATTGTGATCTATAATTAGACCAGCACCTGGTGTGACATAAAGTATAGAGCCGGAGAATGTGGTAACGCCACCCCAAACAATACCAGTATCAGTTCTTTCTTCTAACCAGTGTGTTTCCCAAAGAGCACTATTGTTTCTATAATGTAAATTTGGTATAGTATCATCTAAAGAAGAAGTTACAAAGAAATAAGATGAAGATACATTTGATCCACCTGGGTCAGTTCCAGGTTTTAATTCTAAATAGTTTCTAATTGCAAATATATTTGCAGAAGAAGCTGTTGAAGCAAAACTAGCTGTTGTTGCTGTAGCAGCATTACCACTTATAGATGCACTAATATATGATTCATTCTCCCATTTAGTAGAAGTAGAATTATATACTAATGCTTGACCGTCTGTAGGTCCTGATATCATTACATCAGATAAATCTACTAAACGAGTAGTTATTACTGATCCACCACCACCTGATCCTCCTACTGATCTAAATAGACCTCCAGGTACGATCGTGAAGTCATTAGCATTTGTAAATACACCACTTCCGTTAATTATAACAGCACCTAGATAAATTGCATTAGCAGCTGTATTAGGAGCTTCTACGAATGGTTCTATGTTTATATTTGCAATAGCTTCAGATTCTGAACCGTAATAAGCATTACCATAATAAACAACTATTGCTTTAGCTACACTATTAGGAAACCAGAATACTCTTTGAATAGTCCAGTTTAAATTTGCAGGTGGAGGTACTGCTGTTAATGTACCATTATTAGAATATTGTGTAGGGTCAATTGATGTAAATCCAGCTCCTCCGTTAGTTTGATAAACCCAAGTAGATCCTGATTGATAATATCTGTATATTTTAGAAATACTAGTTCCTGAGTCAACAGCATATGATGGTTCGTTTGGATCTATAGTATAATTAGATCCTGGAGAATAAGCGGTACCACTACCTACTACTAAACCACCTGTAGAAGATCCACTAGGTGTTAAAGTAAATCCTGATAATTTTAATGGACCAAACGCTCTATTGAATATATTTTGTGATTGTTCAAAACCATATGCTACAGAAGGCTGTGTTTTGACAGCATTAATTGTAGATCCATTTTGAAATAATACAACACCTATATTAATTAATGTATCAAACTGTCCATTACTAAAAGGAGTTCCTTGTTGGAAGATATTACCAGTCGAATCAACAGCAACAAAAGCTTGTTGGTAAGATGCTGTTAAAGGAGCAATACTAGCTGATAAATTGCCCCAGTTAAGGTATTGAATTGTTGGGTAAGGATTATCATTTAAACTTGCATTTAAATCAACAATAATACCACTACCACTACTAATATTATATGTAGTAGATCCTGTAGCAGCTGTTATTACACCACCATTTAATAATCCAGTATATAAATTACCTTCTAACCAACGTAAACGAGTTGTATTAGAATATCCTCCTCCATTCTGAGAAAAATATAAGTCATTTGTAGATCCACTTACATAAATGTAAGAGGCAGATATTGAAGTATCTATATTTGTTGTTACAGGATCAAATCTATGATAACCTGATTGCCTAATATCACCATATATTTGTACTGATGCTGTTGCAGCTCCCGGTCCACTAGATCCAGAAATAGTAATACTACCTGATAATGAAGTATTTCCAAGTAATATATTGTTACCTATTTGGGTAGTAGAACCACTTACTAGGAAACTGCCTGTTATAGTTTGAATACCAATAAAAGTATTTGAACCGCTTGTATTTAATGAACCAGTTAATTTATAAGAGCCAATTAATTCTTTAGAATTAACCCAAACACTACCACTCTTTATAAATAAATCACCATATGATGAAGTAGTTGTACTATCAACTACATCATGTAATTCTCCTAATTCATATCCATTATCAATCTTAATGTAGATTGAACCTACATTATTATCTATTCTTTCAGCATATCCTAATCTTACACCATGAAGTGGTGCTACAGGAGGAGTTTGAGTGAATTGACCCGCTGAGCTACTTAAAAATATTAATTGACCTCCTACTAATCCTGTTGTATTTAATCCTCTTAAAGTACCTTCTGTTTGTACCCAACCTTCATCACCAGCGTTAATTGTTTCAGCAATAAAACCTAATGTATTAGCTGAACCTTGTTCAGCAGTTGCTGAAGCTAATTTAACAGCTATTCTATTACCTTGAGAGCCTGAAATATATACTACTTGACCTTTAGTTAAGGTTCCACCACTATTATTGTAAACATATTGAAATAAATCTTCACCTATATTTAAAGTTACATTACCTCCAGCTAATCCAAATTGTAAAGTACCTTCACCACTATCATATCCTAGTCTACCAAGAGCAGAAGCAAATGAAGCACTAGTATTAAAATCAATGTAATCTACATTAGTTATAGATCCTGATGTGTAATTTAATGAACCTGAAATATAAACAGATCCTGTTATATACAAAGCACTTCCACTATAAGTTAAATTAGCGGAAGCAGTTGCAGCATTTACACTACCGTCTGATAATAATATTCTGCCTACAGCAGGATCATATATTGTATTAAAGCCAGTGCCACTTGTGCCGCTAGAACCTGAAGTACCTGATGAGCCAGAACTACCTGATGTTCCAGAAGAACCACTTGAACCTGATGTTCCAGATGAGCCACTTGTACCAGAGCTTCCTGATGTTCCTGAAGAACCAGAACTACCACTTGTGCCTGAGCTTCCACTTGAACCTGAAGTTCCTGATGAGCCTGAACTTCCTGATGTACCACTTGAACCTGAACTACCACTTGTGCCTGAAGACCCAGAGGTACCGCTAGTTCCGGATGTACCAGAACTGCCGCTTGTACCAGAAGAACCACTTGTTCCTGAGGAGCCACTTGATCCTGCTGTACCACTTGTGCCTGAAGAGCCTGCGGTGCCGCTAGTTCCACTAGTAGCAGCTGTATATGAGGTTCCGTTTATAGTAAGGGAACCAGTTATATTTACTGATCCAGTAAACTGATGGATATCACTTAATTCATCTCCAAATTTATTACTTCCACTGCTATATATAATAGAGGAAGTTATGTATTGTACATTTAAAGTTTGGGCAGTAATTGTATTAGTTACAGTTAAAGAACCACTAATAAAAGTACTACCAGTAATATTAAAATTACTATTACTATAAGTTAAATTGACAGAAGCCGTTGCTGCGTTAGCTGTACCATCTGAAAGTATTACTCTACCTTGAGAAGGAGAATTAATAGTATCAAAGCCTGTACCGCTTGTACCTGAACTTCCAGAAGAACCACTTGATCCACTTGAACCTGATGTACCAGATGAACCTGAGGTACCACTAGATCCTGAAGAACCAGATGTACCTGAGCTGCCACTAGAGCCAGATGTTCCGGAGGAGCCGGAGCTTCCTGATGTGCCTGAAGAGCCAGAACTGCCTGAAGTTCCACTTGAACCCGAAGTACCTGATGATCCAGAGGTACCACTTGAACCACTAGAACCACCAGTACCACTAGAGCCGCTTGTACCGGATGAACCAGAAGAACCTGCTGTACCGCTAGATCCTGCTGTACCACTTGTACCAGAAGAGCCTGCTGTACCACTAGTTCCACTAGTAGCAGCAGTATAAGAGGTACCATTTATAATTAAAGAACCAGTTATATCTACTGATCCGGTAAACTGGTGGGTATCTGTTAATAAAGAACCAAATCTAGTTGATCCAGTTACATATTCAGTAGAAGATGTAATTGTTTGAGCGTGAATTGTTTGTGCTGTAAGAGTACCTCTTACTGTAAAATTATCTGCTGAAGAAGCGGTTGCTGCATTAGAAGCAGATATAATACTATTAGAACCATAAGGACCCCAAACATTAGCTCCTGTTATAAAAGATGCTGTTAATGCATTTTGTGCCCAACTAGAAGTACCATGTAAAGAACCAGTAATACCATTTAAAACAGTTAGTGAACCACTAATATTTAAAGAACCAGTTAATTCATGTTGATTATTAGGATTTAATACTAATTTTTTATTTGCTTCTGTATCAGTACCACCAGCAAAAAACATTACTGGGTGGTTTGAGGCATTACCTATATGTAAGTGGTCTCCGGTAGAATATAGGTAAGCATCATTAGCCATACCTATAGCATTAGGTTGACTATAGTTACTACTATTGATACCCATATCAATGTAGTAACTAGATTCATTTCCTATATCATTAGTAGCAACTATATCAGCAGATGCTGTAGTTCCTGAATTTATATTTTGGATAGAAATTTGTGAGTAGTTATTTACATCTGATTCTGCTTGGATTAGATTGTATGTATTAGGAGCTGCAGGGGGAGCTACTATTCTTAACGCTGGTAGGGCAGGGCTTGCTGCGGAGCTTGTAGTATCAGTATTAAAACTTGTTACACCTTCAGGATGAAACCAAATTTTAGCATTTGCTGTAGTGTCTAAACCACCATTAAATATAACAATTTTTTTATCAGCAGCAGCGTTTCCTATATAAAAGTCGTTTGCTTTAGAGAATAAATAACCATCATTTCCTAAACCAACAAAAAATGGATTATTATATGTACTACTATTAATACCAAAATCAACATAGTAATTATCTTCATCACCTATATCGTTTGTAACAACAATATCAGTTGATGCTAATGATCCACTACTTATATTTTTAAAGTTAACTTGAGAATAATTATCAGTATTGCTTCTACCAACAATTAAGTTATATGTTGTATCATCATGAGATACAATCAATAATGTTTCTGGGTTAAACTGGTCAAAAGAGCTAGTATTGATTGCAACACTACCGCTTTGATTGATAAGAAGTAAAGTAGTATTGCCTGAAGGGTCAGGAACATTATATGTTACTTCAAAAGCTCTCTCAGGATTAATGCTAACACTAGCTGTAACACTACCTGTTACTATTCTGGAACTATCTACAACTGGTAGATTAGCTACATATGATGCTGTTAAAGCATAACTTGCGGTACCTAATAATGAGCCAGTAAATGAGCCTGAAAATGAGCCTGTAAATGCTCCTATTTTAGAGCCAATCGTAACAACTTCTTCACCGCTAGAACCTGACTTTTTCATAAAAGCCAGACCGTCGTATGTATTTAAAGCAATCTCTCCAAAATCAAGAGAAGAGGTAGTTGGTATTCTACCTGGTACCGCAGAACGGCGTAATTTTAAATATTGATTCGACATGTCTTAGTATATACTAACGGTAAAAGCTATATATATAGCCGTTAATAAATATTAATAGTCGCCTAAATCTACAGTAAAGAAACTACCACTATCACCAAATGTATCAATATTTTGAATTGTAAGTGAACCTGTAGTAGTTGGAGTTGAAGTAACAATAGCAGAACCAGATATAATTAAAGCATTATTCTCACCACTAATAGTAAGTTGATTTGAACCACTATCATAGGACATATTAGATAATACTTGTTTTAGTTTTAAATGTGCCATTTATACAAATTTACCTATTGCTAGAATTTGATCTGCTACTCCTCCGTCATTACTAAATGTAATTGGTTCTCCTCCTACTCCTAACTGAGCTGGGTCTATAGTTAATGTGCAGGTTCCATCTCCATTATCAGCAAAGCTAACTATAGAAGAAGAATCTATTAATTGACCATTTAAAAAGAAAGTAAAATTAGAAACAGTAGTTGCCGGTAAAGGAGAAGGTGCTGTTAAGAAAGAAGTATTAAAGGTTGCTGTGGAGTCAGTAAAAGATACAGCATACTCTGTTTTATTTGCTAATAAATAATTAGATAAATTCTCGGGGATAGTGATTTGAGAATTAACATTCACATTGTAAGAATCAGCAAATGAAGTACCACCCATAGCTGTTTTTGGTGCTGATTTTCCTCCTGCTATTGATATTTCAGAACTACTATCAGTTTCAAATGTAAATTTAATTTGAGCAGGAGAATAATGGATATTTGTATCTGATAGATGTTGATTAATAGAGTCTGCTATTAAATATCCATTTACTTTTAAGCTAACTGTAGTAGATGATATTCTATCTTCACCTGTATTAATAATATTTGTTATACCAAATGAATCTAATGATGTTCTAAATTGCCATCTATTAGCATCACCCCAATATGAATCAGAAGCATATTCAATTGCTTCAATTAATTTATTGTTCTGTTCAACGTAGTTTGTTAATAAAACACAGTCATATGATATAGTAACATAATCAGGAACTACAGAAACGTAAAATTGTTTTGATGGTGTTCTATTTGTTAAAACAGAAAATTGATCATATTGGTTTCTTTGATTATATCTAGTTTCAAAAGTTTGAAATAAAGAAGCTAAGTTACCATCTATTTTATTACCTAATGTTCTATTTTTTTCAACATTTGTTCTTTTAAACATTATAAGGGGAAAAACAGCTTTTCCATTAGTATCTCTGTAATATCCGTCAGCTTGAACTGATTGCCAGCGCTCAGGAGAACCATACATTACTTGAACAGCTATTCTATTTCCATCTTGTACTATTGTTGGTTTAATAACATTTTGAAAATAATGCATTAATGCATAATCAATATCCTCTAAACCAATAGCAATATCCTTTATCTTATCAGTTTTACGAGTAGTATTTAATGCTCTGTTTTCACGATGAGTAAATACATTTTGACTAATCGGTTTACCCTGATTAAGAAAAGGAGTAATAGTATCTTGTACTATTTCTGCTTGGTTTTTTGGTATTGGTTTTCTATCTCTAGTAGCCATTATATTCTACCTCTTTTTTTAAGGTCGATTAACTTATCAAGAGCAGTCATTGCTCTAAATAATTTATTATGAAGACTATTTATTTCTTTTGCTACTGCTTTAATATCAGGATCAGGAGAAAAAGTAAATACATCAAATTCTTTTTTATTTTGAATAATGTCTCTTTTAACCTGATCCATCTTAGGTAAATTAATTACCTGAGAAGCACTAGTAATTTCAGGGCGACTAGGATCAATAGGGATCATAATAGATCCTTTTGTAAATAATTCATCACGCTCTTCAGGAGTTAAATCAGCAATAGTAAGTTCTCTGCCTGATGGCTTATCAGCGTAAATTTTTTTTGGTTTCTCTAGTTCTTTTAAAATATCTATTAATTTCATAATAATTAGTATGATCCTACTTTAATAATTGTTGGGTATCTAGGTATAAACTGCAACAAACCAGGAACTTTATTTTTAGTTACAGCGTCTATACCAATTTCTTTAATTGATGTCTTTGCATCTCCTCTACCAATATATTTTATTTTAAGTAAAGAATATTCGTATTTGTCAGTTGCTTTAGCATTTAAAAAGTCACTTTGTTCAATAGTAACAACAACTACACCACTTAATGCTCTAATCTCATTATAAACTTCTACTTTATTTTGATCAGCAGCTGTTTTAATAAGTACATCACATCTAAAAATTGTGATACCTTCGTTTAATAATATTTTACCTAATAATCCCATTAGCTATATTGAATTAAGTTAAGTCTTGTTGTTCTTGTTAAATGAGCACTTAAAGTAAATAATACAATTTGTCCTGGGGTTCCTAAGGAAGATCCTGCTCCTGTTCCTCCAGGTATTGTTATAAATGATCTATCTACAGTAAATACTTCATAATATTTTTCTTGATCAGTTATTATATCACCTACTTCAGGAATAAAATCTAACTCTACTAATGCTATTTTTGATATAGTAACTTTTATAGTTTGGTTTACATCAGGACCAAATTCAGTATCAGTATAAGCAAATTCACCTCTATCAATTAAACACCTTACTTCAACAGGAGGGTAATACCATTTTTCTGTTGATTCACCATACATATTTACTTTAGTCTTATATAAATCAATTTTAAAATATCCAACTTTTTGGTTTGAATATTTTATAGCAGCATCCGCTGCTTCATCAGGATATGTGTTAGGTCCACCACCTAATCCTGCACTTCCAGTTGGTGGTTGTGGAGGTGTAGTCGGTGCCCCTGGTTTGGTTGCTGAGGCAGTTGGAGCAGAATTTGGGAAATCTGCTAAATCACAGTCTCCTAGATTTATATATCGTTGTACTCCTCTAAACTGCTTCATTAGAAAACATATATTGGTAAAGGAATTTGTTGTAATGTATCACGCTGGAATTGAGATTCTTGTTGCTTGCGCTCTAATTGTCCTTTACGTGACGTTTCATTTAACATTTCCTTTAACTCAGTTATTAATTGTTCTTTTTCTGTTCTAGAATCAGCTACTAATTCAGATCCTTGAAGTGAACCTACACCTTGAACATTTACATTTGCAAATTGAATACGAATGTGTGCTTCAATTTCACGACACAATGCTAAGGTATATTTAAAAATCCAAGTTCTACCTACAGTATTAATTTTAGCATAAATTGGATTACGATAAGGAACATTCATAATGTCTGTTACAACATTGTTTCTAGTATCCTTGATAACACTAAATTTATCACTTATAGTAACATATTCAAAAAATAAATTCTTATCCATTGTAGGGATAGGAAATATTTTTAATTTATTATTTACTAAATTAAATGAATAAGCTGATTTTCTTATTTGATCATTAAATTCAATTGCTTGGATTTTTTGTACATCAAAATGAATTGGCATTAATAGGAAATTAACACCAGGAGAAAATTGACCAAATCCAAAAGTCTCAAGTAATGATTGTATACCAGTACCTGTACCTGCATATGGATCAAAGTAACGAACGATTGCAGGGGGTTCTTCATAAAATATTCTTCTAATTTCAATTCTATCACCAGGATCTAATGATGCTGAAGCTGCAGCCCATACATTTAAATCGTAATCTTGAACTCCCATAGACATTGAAACAGAACCAGTTAATACAGTGTATTTTCCTCCTACTCCTGTTTCTGATGCATAATCTTCAGCAATAGTAGTTGTTAATGTAGCAAGATTATTGCTTAATATTTTATTATTTAATTCTGGTTCTAGGCTATCTTGAATATAAATTGTTGGAATTGTATTTCCTCCAAATATAGGGGATCCACCTGCTATATTATAGTCTGAGGTGAAAACATATACATAACTTTCCCCAGGAGTAATAACTCCATCTACTGTTGGTCCTCCCAATCTATTTAATTGATTATAGACAAAAGCACTTAAATCAATAATATTCCCTGAAACAGAGTCAGTGTATTCAGTTGCAAATGTAATTGATTTTACATAGTCTTTATTGGGTAAAACAAAATCAGAAACAGATGCAGAAATAATATACACATTACCATCATCAACTGATTGAGAGAAAGTTGCATTATATTCAATATCGGCTTGAGTGGCCCATCTAGGTCCTGACCAATTTACAGGTGAGTTTATATCAATGCTATCAACATAAGTAACAGTAGCGTTATTAAGTTGAGCTGATGGAGATCCCTCCATGTTAAGGTACTGGTCTCTAATTTTATATTGGTAAACTAGATTACCATAAGTAGTAACTGCTTCTTCAAAAGCAGCATATACTGTTAAGTCAGAAATATTAAGTTGTGTATTACCTAATCCACTAGCGCCTAAACGTTGTGCAACAAAACGTGCACAGTTTTTAGCATCACGAACAAACTCAGGATCGTTATCGTAATATTCAAATGGTGTATTACATTTAACAGGATTTAAATACGATGTATCACCGTAATATTCATCCCACAGTCTTTTTAGATTGATTGCTTTTGCGGCCATTATTTAAGTAGTATTTAACACGTATAAATATACTTAATCTCGATGATCGCCGTATACTTTTAATATATCCTCCACGATTGGATCGCGGTGATTTGTTTTAAGTGTTACTACTCCAAAACCAGGAACATTAGTTAAATTATTGCATATAAAATTAAAACCGCTCATTTTCTTATCTTTCAAGTCAATTTGTGCAGTATCACCACATATGAGCATTTTACTACCTTCACATATTCTTCCTAATAATAATTCCATTTGTCTGTGGGTGATGTTTTGACCTTCGTCAACTACTACAGCGCAGTTAGTAAGGTTACGACCACGCATAAATGCTAATGGAATAACTTCAATGTGCCCTTCCATTATTTCTTTATCGATTTTTTCTTTATTGTATAATCGATACATGTTGTCATAAATGGCTGCTGTGTATGGAGCTAATTTAGCATCTTTATCGCCAGGAAGATATCCAATTTCTTCTCCTGATGTTACAGCAGGGCGAGTAAGTATTACTTTCTCTACTTCATGGCGAAATAATAAGTCAAGAGCAACTTGCGCTGCTAACATTGATTTACCACTACCAGCACTACCTTTTAATACTGTAATTTTATTTTGGAGGACAATTGCTTTAGCTTCTTTCTGCTCTTCGTTGAGAGTAACCGCAAATTTAATCGGATTTTTGAAGCTCTTCTTTTTGGGAAGGTGATCAGTCATGTAACACGTTTGCTATAAATATAAAAAAAAAGCCCAACCTTACGGGGTTGGGCTTAATTTACTAACCTTACGGGGTTAGATTATATGTTGGATTAGAGGGTATTTAAACCAGCAACATATACTTTACCATAGTAGTCAGGACGGATCATCTTCTTAGCGTAACGAGTCATCAAACCTTTTCTAGGAGTGAAGGTTGTTGGATCGTAAAGAAGTGGAGTCATGATCAATGGAACGTATGGAGCGAATACAGCACCGCACTCAAGGAACTGAGCACCTTTGTAACCCATGAGGATTACGTTCTCAGTCATGTATGGGTTCTTGTATACTTTGTAGCGGCTGTTCAAAGAACCAACTTTCTGAATACCGAAGTTGAATTCCATTTTCTCGCCGTCACCATCAGAAGCAAATCCAGGAATAGATTCAAGGATAGTAGCTACAGAAGGAGAAGTAATAAGGAAATTAGCACCACCACGTAAAGTTAACTGATGGATTGTGTTGGAAACTTTCTGTAATTTAGTACCTAAAGTTTGGAACCAACCGCCTTGAGTGTTGTAGTAGCCAAGATCAGTAGCAGCACCAGTAGAATCTAAAGACTTGTTATTAACAGCAGTCCAACGATCAACAGTATAAGCATTCTGGATTAACATGTCAAGGATTTCGAGGTCGATTTCCATAGAGATGTACTGAGAAAGGATACCAGTTAATTCAGCTTCAGCATCAATGCTATGATAAGCATTCAAATCCTGAGCGAATTCTGGAGTCCATTGTGCTTTTAACTTACGAGTTTTAGCAACGATAGCTTCAGATTTCAACTGAACGTCAATAGAAGGGATGTCGATAGTAGCAGGAGCATTTGTAGCACCAACTTTGGTTTTTCCGTCTTCAAAATCACCACGGCTGTCAGGAGTGTTTTGGATGTCATAATACAATGTTACGCCACCAACTAAAACACCAGCAGCAATGTTGGTAACTTTAGAAGTAGGAACAATAAAGGAAGCGGTAGTGTTAGCAGCATTGATAGTAGTGAAAGCCTGTAATACATCAGTAACACCAAGGGTAGAACCAGAAGCGATTACGAAAGCACGAACACCATTTACATCAATGTTTGAAGGAAGAGCAACGTTAACTTTGTAGTAGCTAGTCACAGAAGCTGAGTAGTTAGAATCAAAGTTAAAGTCAGACCAACCGATAGAGCTAGTAACAGCAGCTACACCAGAAGCGGTGTATTGGTTAATAGAGTAACCAAAGCGACCAGCACCATACAAAGAAGCGGTGTTAGCGAAATCAGTTACATTGTTAGTTGGAGCAGCGCTATAGAGAGAATCACCAACACGAAAAGGTTTAATACCGTTAGCATATTTGAAATCAAGATAGAATACAAGACCAGAAGGTAAGTTCATTGGTTGTACACTAACGAATTCTTTAGCTGCGATTTCACCAAATACGCGGCGAACTAAAGGCAAAGCAACACCAGCCCAGTTCTCACTGTTGTATCCACCACCAGACATGCTGTTAGTTCCACCAGTTACGTTAGCTTCGGTTACTAATTGTTTTGCTTGGTTTTCAAGCAACATTGCCATTGTGTTTTTGTCAGTAGTAGAGCTAATACCTTCTAAAAGGCCAGATTTAGCCCACTTGCTTGACAACTTTTTTGCATCATCCATCACCACTTTATATTGGTTAGATGATTCGAGGAGTTGTTGTACGTTCATTTTTAAACGATTTAAAATTGGGTTTTGTTAATTAAAATTTATTAATACCTGCTAACATTTGCCATCTAGCAACAGTATCGTTTACTTCAACGATTTGTTTTTTAGGGGCTACACCAGCAGCTTTAGAAGCAAATCCTAATGATTCTTTGATTGTGCTTTTCTTAGATTTTGCAATAGCACCATTCATTGATTCAAAAATAGCTTTAGCTTCTTTTGTAGTAGTTGCTTTATCGAATTGAGCAATTACTTTGAGTTTTTGTGATTCGTTCAAATTCTTAGCTTTGAAGATTTTGTTAACGTAAAGTAACTTAGCATTGAGTAAGTTAGTTTCGTTTAATTCGTTACGAAGAGCATTGATAGTTTCAATTGCTTCTTTCATTTCTTTTTCATCTTCTTTTTTCTTCTTGTCGTCTTTTTTCTTAGCTTCGTACATATCATCTTTATCGTCGTCAGCTTCGTCTAAGGCATCAAGTTCAGCTAATAATTCTTCTAAATCGAAATCTTCTTCGATTTCTTCATCACCAGCTTCAGCGTCAACGTTTACAGCCACTTCATCTTCACCACCCATGTTACCCATGTCAGCGCTCATATCACCCATTTCTGGGGCTTCGCCACTACCCATTTCGGCAGAGATAATGTCTTTGATAATGTCTTTCAATTCGTCAACTGTTAAGTCGGTAATTTTGTCGGCTTCTTCAGCTTCTTCTTCTTCGGATTCCTCTTCTTCAGATTCTTCCTCTTCAGATTCTTCTTCTTCGCCTTCTTCAGCTTCATCAAGATCTTCTTTATCTTCTTTTTTACCTTCTTCAAGTTCATCTTCTTTACTTAATTCAGCTAAAATTTCAGATAAATCGAAATCTTCTTCAAGCTCATCGTCGCCTTCTTCTAATGAGGCGTGTAATTTTCTAGCATTAACGCGTTGAATGTCATCGGTAGCATAGTTGTCTGTTCCGAGTTCCATTTCATCAAGCTCTTCCTTGTCTTTAGCTTCGTCTAAATCTTCATCCATTTCTTGTAACTTTGCAGCTAACATGGATTGAAGTTTTGGAGCAAGAGCTTCTTCAAGGGCAGCTTTAGCGTTTGCTAAGGCAGCTTCGCGAACGGCTTTAGCGTCGGCGATAGCCTCTTTGAATAAGTCTTTGTTTGACATAAAATTGTTCTCCTTAAATTTAATTGAGGAAATAAGATTATTAGGAAATCTTAATAGGGGGTTTGTAATATACCCAGGTTGCATAAAGAATGGGCAACCTATTTAGGATGCCCATAAATATATGTAGATATGTAAAAACGCAAACTGTTTTTAAACAGCTGCTATCTTTTGTGCTAGTGCTATTACCTCAGATGTTTTAAAAGCGGATAAACCACCTTCTAAGCCTTTAACTATGGCAGTATGTGCATCTACTGCTCCCATTCCACTTGATATAGCAGCAGCTGCTAATATAGCAGCATATACACCATGAGCAGCATCATATAATTGTGATGATTTATCTTGTACTTCTTGTCCTTTAAATTTTTTAGGAAAAGATTTTTGTAAAATAACACCGATGGCATCTACGTATGCTTCTTCTAATTGATGACCCCAATGTTTAAGAGCATTACCTACTGCTGTTCCTTGTTTTTTATCTTTTTGAAAAATAGAAGCAATACCATTTACAGCTTTACCAGCTAAATTTATTAATCCAGGAGCACCAGCAATTAGGCCTAAAGCTAAACCAGCGGCTTCATCAATTTCACCATCATTTGGAGATAATTGAACTGAGTTTGCTCCTGATTTAAGCATATTTAGTGCTAATTTTAGTCCTTGTTCAGCATCTTTATCAGCTACAGGATCAACTTGTTCGGCTTCAGTAATAATACCGGCTAATTGTTGCCAACGTTTTGCTTCTTGTATTAACATAGTGGACATACTCCTGTTGCGTTACAAATAATTTCAGTTATTAAGCTATTTACTTTGCTATAATCTTTTATAGAACCAAATTTCTTTGACTCAGCTAATTGCATATATGCTTGTGGAGTTGAAGGTACTGATACTAGATCCCAACACAATAGTTCGAAATCATCTTGTACTTCAACTGTTTCGCCTAATTGCTTAACAGAGCCCATACCACGAGATGAAATACCAAGTGGAATACCAGACATTACTAATGCTTTAGCGATATTGCCTGAAGGTGTAGGTAATAATTGTAATTTACCCATTAAATCATTTCCTTTCCACCATACCTCAGTAATAACGTGGGAAGTATTTGCAAGGTTTACAACAGATGCTTCAGGATGATCGAGTTCTCCTAAGGCAGTACGTGTTTTTACTGGTCCATCTGTGTATTTTTTTACTTCTCTTTCAAGAATTTCGCGAGGATATACACGACCATTGCCATTCTTTTGCTCAGCTTCTTGTAATTTACCAACAAGGGTAACAAGGTTTTTACCTTCACCTAATTGTTTATTTTCAACAATGGTTAGGTTTGCTGTTTGGAATGGAGTGTGATCTATTAATAATGATTTATTCATATTAGTATTCGTTTTCAGCGTCTAAATTATCTCTACCATCATAATATTCAGCAATTACTTCACGTACAACTTCTTCTAATGATGATTTAAATTTATCAAATGAAGCACCTAAATCTTTTTTATCACCAACAGAGGGTAATTGTCCCATAGCCTGTTTAACAGCGTGTCTTAATGATTTTTCATTATATACGGGGTGTGATATAACTGTTTTATAGGTATCTTCTAATTCTTCTTCTTCAATTTCAACACCAGGAATAATTTTTTTTAATTCTTCTGCTTCTACATTATTCAAAGTACCACTAAACATAAATTCACCACCAGCCTCATTTAACTTTTTTTTTGAATCTTTAACTTTAACCATTTGATTAGCTTTATCAACTAATTCAACTGCTTCTTTTTTCTTTCTAGCCTTTTTCTCTTCAGGTGCTTTAACTTTAGGAGCTGAAGGTGATTCAACGCCAGCTAATTTTAATGCTGTGTAGTAGAATGGATTTTCTCTTAAATGATCCAAAGCAATTTTCTTTGCTTTATCTAAATCATCTGTATGTTCCAATTCAACTTTAATACCCATTCTTACTTCTTGTGGATGGAATTGATTGGGATGATCTGCTACTGCTTCTTTTTTCTTTTTAGCTTCATTAATTTTTCCTTCTGTAGGAGCAGACATTTCATCACCCATATTTCCTGGGTATAAGTCAACACTTTCACCACGATTTCTAACAAACTTATCTAATATATGATCAATAAGTCCTTCAGAATTATCAAAGTAATAACTTTTATCTTTTTTAAATTCAGGAGTACGGAAATAAGCATCAATTTCTTCAAAAGATTCGTATGGTATTTCTTCTCCACTTTCTTTTTCGTATCTTTGGTTTATATAATCGTGTAATCTTTCAAGATCATAAGATGTTTTATCACTAGGATCATCCCATCCATAATAACCTTCATCCATATTTTTTAAACTTTCACTTGCATCCATACCATAGGCATCAAACATATCAGGATCTTCATAGTCTTCATCTTCAGGATAAAATTGATCATCAACGACTTGAATTGATTTAGGATCAACATATATAAATCCTTCTCTATCTATTGAAGAAATAGTAGCAGTATATCTAGTATCATCTTCATCATATAAATCTACTGTTCCTCCAGGAGCATCAGGTTCACCACTTTGATTATCAACATACAATGTTTTACCATTATACTCATAAGTAGGTTCATCAGTATATTCTTCACTAAGTCCACCTTCAAAATCTTGGAATTTAGTATATTTGCCTGCTTCTTCTTCTTCACCTCTAGAGATCATGTCTTCGATATCAGCATCTTCATTACCACTGAACATTGCTACAATTTGTTTAGCAGCATCTAATGGATTTTCAAATTTATCTTTTAAATTACGTTCAGTAGTATTATCCATATAATCCTTAATATCCTCAAATACTTCTGCTGAAATATCAGGATATTCGTTTTCAATTACACCCCATATACGTCCTTTGTAAGAAGCAGCATATTTTTCTTCTGGGTCGTAATACTCAGTTAAATCACCTTCATGTCCTTCAACATCAACAGCATCTTGTGGGAACATAGATTCTAATTCATCTGGGTCCATGCCTGTATTTTGGGCTAGGAGTTCTAAAGCTTCAGAATATGAGTATCCTTTAGCAAGAAGATTTTTAAAATCATTTTCAACACCACCTAATTCAGCGTTGCGGTTAAGATCACCTTCAGTTAAAATAGCCTTGTTTTTAAGGATTTTAACAGCATCTTTAAATGAAGTTACATTAGTAATGTATTGAGGCATCATCATACGAACATTTCTCATAAAGTTCGATTGTGACATTTTGCCTTCTTTCAAATCGCGATATTGGTTTGCTATACTTTTCATAGTTATCTTCCTTGGCCACGATAGTTTTTTTCGCTTCTATCGTGTTTGTTAAATGATTTTTTTGCTTTACCTAATTTACGTTTACCAAAGGTGATCTTACGGGATTCACCCATTTTGGAACCTTTTGCTTTAGCCATTATTGGTACAAGTTTTTAATTTTGTTATTTATTTTAAATTTAGATAGATTTACATCTGTTCCTGATTGTAATCTTCTTTATAGTATCTAATATTATCAGCAATATCATCAAGTTCTCCTACACGTTTATTGAATAAAAGTCTTTTTAGTTTAGGATATGGAGTATCTTCTATTTCATCATCAAAACTTTCAATGGCCTGTAATAGATTGTTATATTCACTGGATTTTTTGCCGGTTTCAGTCCATTGCATAACATCATCGTAATGTTTTAATAATATATCTCTATTGACAACAATATATTTGACAAATTCTTCTTTATTATCATCAATATCAAAACTCATACCTTCATTTATTTTTAAAATACCAGCTAATTGCTGCATTCTTTTTATTTCGTTGATTTGCTGTTTCATTATTGATGCAAATTTTTAATTTTGTTATTTAAATGATTTACCATTTCGGAAATTTTACCAATGTTATTTTGGGTAGCTTTCCAATATTTTATTCCTTCTTCACCTTCACTTAATTCTTGCTTCATGCGAGAAGTATATTCTACAATACGATCAATTTCAGCTAATTTACGTTTTACTTCACGAATTGCTTTATGTAATTGTTCAGATTTGGTTCTGAATTTTACATCTTTTTTAAACTTAGAATATGTTACTTCGTTAAGTAATTCTTGCTCGATAATTTTTAATAGTGATTCGTTCATAGCAGATTTTTTACCTTTCCATAATTCTTTATAATCAAGCACTTTAGAATTTTTAGGCATTCCTGGTGCTAATTTCCATCCTGATCTTTGTGCTTGTTTAGTAGCGGCGTTTGGGCCTTGCCCTTTTTTAGCAAATGCTAGTGGAGTAGAATATGCTTCTCCACTACCAGTAGTAGACATTTCTTCTAGCTGTTGACGTATTAGGGATTTTATGTATTCTTTTAAATTCATTATTTTAAAGTAACTTCAAATATTATTCCACTTATAGGGCTTGTTATTTTTTTAGTTTTAGGATCCTCTACGTGACCAAACTGATGATTAAAAGCAGAAACAGAACATTCAATCACAAATGTTCCTGCTACTTTACTAAAATCACTAAGTCTAGATATTTTATGTACATTTATACTATAATCATTGTTAATTTTAATTGGACCCATTTCTCCAACAAAATTATTCATTATATCACATATTTTACTCTTAGGAAGATTTATTTTATATTTTTTCCCAGACTCAAAATTAATTGGAGCTCCTTCTTTTATCCCAGCTAATTCTTGTAGTCTATTCATTTTATTTAGCGCTTTTTAATTCTTCTATTAATTGATAATATTGCAAAAGAGAAACAATATTTTCATCTTTTACATTTTGTGTTTTGTCTAATGGATGTAATAAGGTAACCACTTCAGCCAATTTAATCTGAGTGGTTTTATCGGCTACTGAAGGTATTAATTTTTTAATTTCTTCAGTAATAGTATTGAAATTAGTATTAACAAAATCACGTAATTTAGTTGTATTACTAATATTATTAATAAATTCTTTCAATATGAGTTTTTGGCGATCTGATAAAGTAGCATATTTGCTGTTGAATTTCTCCAACAACATGCGATAAGCAAGTATACGAGAACCCTTATCCATATTAGCATATTCTTCCATTACACGATCTTTAACACCTTCCTTATTTACTTCTTTACGTGTAATGTGCTCTAATAATGTAATCTTATTATCAATGATTTGCTGTGGGTCAGTAAATTCAAGTGAATTGTGTACCTCGATTAAATTATATACAGCAGCATACTGTGAGTAGTTATTGATTTTGGCTTTGAAGAATTCTTCAATGTCGTATGTTTCACGTATTTCCTTAATCAAATTGTATTTTTCCTTACGTAAAGCCGTTTTGTTTAAACGCAAAGAAGCATCCAACGTTGCGTTGATGAATGTTTCAGCTTTAGCTTCACTTAATGATTTAGGAGATACTAAGGTTTGATATAATTTATATTCTTTAGCTAATTCGGATTTGCCAAAATATTTTCTAACCAATCCAACAGCCGCAGAATCTTTATTAGAAATGGTATCTGAGGCTATTTGGCGAACCAATAGCTCGAATAAGATACCAGTATTCTTGAACTTGCTGTGTTTAATTTTCATAATGAATAGTATGCACTATCTATAAATATTTAATTATTGTACGCCCTTGATATTTTTTTCATCTAATAGTGATGGTTCTTGTTCAGGTTTGAACACTAATTCTTTGCGAACTATATTCATACCTTCAAACAAATGCTTATTTCTTTTCAATTCATTTAATGCTAATGGTGAACCACCTTTTGGTGTTCCTTCACCAGTTTCATTAGGAGTTGATAAAGTATTATTAGCTATCTTACCTGTTCTGTCCTTACCTAATGGATCTTGTTGTGTTCCAACTATAGATGCTCTTTCTTTAGGACGACCAGGTTTTTTCTCATCATATCCAGCAGGTACAGGACCATTATCGTTCATTCCTGATCTGCCTTTACCATATAATGATGCTAAATCGTGTGGTGTACCAAATGATCTACCTGTTTTAGCTGGGTCGTTGCCTTCATTTTCAATTTGAGCTAAACGGAATACGCGTTTTTTATCTTCAATCATTAAATCACGGTATTCATCAAATTCATCTTCACTAAATTGGAATATTTTATCATAAATCCAATCTGAAGGGAGTAAATTGGTATCCTGGATTGATTTAGCTAGGTCAACTTTTTCCTTCCATAATGCTATTTTTTCTTGTTCGTAGATTATAGATGGAACTGTTAAAGATAATTCAAAGTTTGACAATGCTTCACCATCATATCCTTGAACATATAAATGCACTAATGCAATTTTATACAATTCAGATAATGCAATACGTTGAATACGTTCTACTGTGCGAGCGAAGCGAATATCTTCAGCAGCTAATGTAGCTTTACCTTCAAGATCTTTTTCAAATCCAAAGAATGCTTTAGGCACTTTTAACGCAGCTAACATTTCATCACGTAAGAAATTTACGTCTTCAATTGCATTATATTCAAGACCTTTAATGGTATCAATCTTAGTTGCTGTATCATTACCACGAGTTGGAAGATAAAAGTCTTCCATCATGTTTTGTACATTATATTTTAAATTATATTCACCAGTTTGTTGATCAACATATGGAGTTTTCTTCATCTTCTGCATTATTTTCTGCATGAATCCGTCAACTTCATGTGGTGGAATATTACCAACATTAACAGTGAATACGCGTTTTTCTGGGGCGCGAGTAATACGATGCAACAACATTGCATCTTTCATTAGCACATATTGCTTATATGTTTTACGAGCAGGCTCAATGTACGATCTACCATAAGGTAAATAGTTAGCATCAGTTAATAATCTAAAGTGAGCTACTTCGTAGTTTTCAAGTATAATTTTACCCTCTTTATCTTTAGGACGATCAATCATACTACCACCCATAGCAATAACCATAGGATCGATTCTAAAACGTACTAAAGATGGATTGTGAGGGTCTAATCCTTCCTCACGAATCATATCATAAACAGATAATGGTGTTACATTGTATACACCAAATTGATCTGCTATTTCAAGGTGTAAATAGAAATCACCATATTTACACATGTTTCTAATCCACAACCATAAGTTAAATTCGATGTTTAAAACATCGTAAAATAAATTATAAAGAATACGCTGGATATTATCGTCAG